TTCTAACACCAAGTTAGATACTACCCGAACATAGGGAGTTTCCCTAGTGCAGTGGTCGGCATGTGTTTCGCCCGGCGGGGAGCATGATCTTCTCGATGGCGGCATGGGTTTGGACGGCGGCAGACATTTCGCGTTGCTTCTCGCTGACCTCGCGCATGATGATGCGCACATAGTCGTCGATGTCACCACCCTTGACCTCCACCATCGTGATGGCGTGAGCCATGAGGTTGGTCACCACGCTTGAGACAACGCTGATGCTGATGTTGGGCCCGTGTTCGTCCATCATCTTGATCAGGTGCTTGCGCATGAACGGGGCGATCTTTTCACAGATCTGAACGATCTTGTCTACTTCCTGTTGATCCATCATGGCCTCCAAATGGTGATGTCCAAATATGCCACCAATGCGGCAAAGGTGTAAACACAGTACAGCAGTTTGTTGAGGGTCGAGATTTCGTCGGGATCGATCATGCTGGCCTCTGTGCTGGTATGCGGTTTAAAACGGCCTCAGCGGCGTTTTTGAGGGCTGTGCATGTCTCACCCTCTTCCTCATCATCTGCAAGCGCCTGAACGACCTTTGCGCACTCTTCACGCTCGATGAAGATGGCCTTCTTGGTGGTCTCGATGGCCACCATCATGATCTCGGCCTTGGCCAGCGCCAGCGCCTCGTCAAACTCAGACTGGGTGAAGGTCTGGATGTGGCCTGCGCCGCCAAGGATGGTCTTGGCCAGTTGGCTCAGTTCTTTTTTCTCGGTCATTGGTCTTCCTTCTTGCAGATGAAATTTGGTTTGGCTTCGGCATGGCCAGTCCCCGTTTGAGGGTTGCCCACCCAGACATAGTAAAACCCTTGTTGTTCCCAGTGTCCACCTTCACAGCTTGGGCCGCAGGCAGTGAGCATGACTGCCATAAGCATGATGGCATATCTCATGTGTTCTTATCCTTGAGTTTGGCTTCTACTGCACGAATTAAATCCCTAGTGTCTGCTGTTCCATCATCTGTATTGCAAGTCACAACAATGCACTCGGTCATATCCTCATCCGTCAGCCCAACCCATGTGCGCTGTGGTGAGGATTTGTAAACAGGAAACCATTCATCGTGCGGAAATTGAGACACATCAACATCGTCGTAATGGACGTTCAAATGGGGGTTGTCCGGCTCGATGTATAGCCACGCCACAGGCTTCTGCTCTGGCTGTGCCATTGCGTTGACCGCTTTGTCCACGCTGGACTGCATCTGATACTGCATGCCATCGATGAATCCGCGCTCATAATCCGGGCCTTGATCAATGCGCGGCTTCTTGCGCAAGATGACTTTGTCTGGATCAGTTGGGTGGTCTTCAAATGTTGCGTTTGCCATGTCAGTTCCTTGCCAAGTAGTACGCGAGGAGGATCAAGACGATCACTCCCCACGTTTTGAGTGTGGGGTGGAGTTTCATTTGGACATCCTTGCGTTGACTTCGGCTTGTTTGGAGTTTGCGCACTTGATGCAACGGTACTGCTCGGGCTCGGCGAGGAACCCTTTCCAGTCTGTTGACAACGGTGTGCGCAAGATGTTGCGGCCACAGGCGGTACGAGCCGCCATTCCCTTTGGGCCTTTGTCGAGGTGCATTTGATGTGACATGGTGTTTTCCAGTTAAACGGTTTCAAGTTGAAATACACGGGCTTCAAATCTGTCGTGGTAGCGACGCAAGATGCGCTCTTGCACCATCAAACGAATTGCCTGCAACTCTGTGACTGGCTTTGTCATGGTTTTCCAGTCGCCGTCTTCTAAGACTTGAACCACAAAGCACTTTGTCCACTTGGTAACTTTTTTCATTGCGATCTCCTGATGGGGGCCGAAGCCCCCAGTTGATTTATTTGCCAGTCCACTTCTTGATGAAGCGTTTGATCTTTGCGAGATCGGCTTTCGAAGGCATATCGTCATCGCGCTCACCCTCTTCGACCAAATCAATTTCGTGCCGTGCGCGGAAGACCATGTGGCTGATGTCTTCTGGCATATCGAATGGATCGACTCGAACTTCTGGCAAGTTGCAATACTCGTTGTAGGCTTTGTCGTACAAGGTTTTCATCGCGGCCTCCGATTACTTGTTGGGAGTCACACGGATGTCAGCACGACCTGCTTTGCGGAAGGTGTCGAGCACCTCGTCTTGGATGCCGTACTCGACGCACAGCTTGCCGTAGTCCACGGTGCCTTTGACGGCCACCATCTTGACGGTCACAGAGTGCAACTCACCCTTGTGTTCGCCTTCGCCGTACTTGTTGGCGATGTCAGCCTTGAGGGCTTTGATCTGTGCCTCGAGGGCTTTGTATTGCTGATCCAGCACATACAGTGCATCGATGTCAGAGGTGAGGGACTCGATGGTTGCGAGGGCTTGGATGGTGGCTTGGGTTTCGGTCATGTTGATCTCCAGATAAACCTGCGACGTTGCAGTGGGATGAATTCTAACACCAAGTTAGAGTCTGTTTGGAAGCACCTTTTTCTAGGGACTTTCCCTAATGCCAAATACTAGTCTGACTAGTAACTACTTTGTTTTCAGCCGTCTATGGAGACGAAGATGTTTCGCAGGGTGACGTTGAGTGCGTCGTTCTCGTCCATCTTGGCAATGGCCCATGCTCTCTTCTCTCCATGCCAGCCCATCTTGCTCCCTTGGTGGCATGACTTGCACAGGGCCACGGTGGTGAAGTGGTTGCCCTGCTTGATGTGGTGGGCATCGCTGGGGCCGGGGGCGTTGCAGACGGAGCATGGCTGGTTCTTGACCATGCCCATCCATTGGCGTTCGAGTGCGTTCGGTTTTGAGTTCACATGACCGCCTTGTCGAATGTGCGATTGCTGGCCTCCTGAGAGCGCCATACGTCGATTCTGGCCTGCGCAGAGATCAACCCCCAGCGCAACGTCTCTTCGGCCTCTGTGGCCGCTTCTAGGCCCTTGAGCACTTGAATGTAGGCTGGGTCTGCGTAAGCCTCGATCTCTGCCACTGCGGCTGACTTTGCGCGGCCATCTGCCAGTGCCGCCTTCATGAGCATGGCCTTCTGGCTTTTGCGGTATTCCTCGAGGTAGACGCGATGGGATTTTGCTTCGGCATATTTGCGACCGTGGATGTAGAGATAGTCCACTGCGTCATTGATGTCCTTCTGGTTCATCACTCTCTCCCAATGCGGCATGCATAGCCTGTGTAGTCGATGCGGAATGTGTTGGTGAACTTGCAGTCGTTGTGGATCCGAGCGGCCTCAAGGGTCTTGCCCCACTCGACACCTGCCCACATCACCAAAACGAATGGCAACGCCTTCAGGGCGAATCGGCGCAGGCGCACCACCCACACAACAAACAGGCGCTTGGCCCGCGCAGTCAAGATGCTGTCTTTCATGATCCATACCCCGCAATCAGTGCGGCATCGGCCAGCGCTTGGCCTTCGCCCTTCTTGTCCAACACGCGCCATTCTGGCCACAACTGGATGGCCAACGACCGGGCGGCATCCTTGTCCTTGTTCAGCAGGCCAACGTGCTTTTTCCAAGCCTGCGGGGTGACGAGCCTCACTGGGATTTCCAATGCACCCAGAACGCCCCTGACGGTGCCTGTGGCGTGTCCAAACGTGAACATGGACGACACCCCTTGTCCGGGCATTGCGCCAACCTGCTCAAGGAAGGCGATGTCGATGTTTGCAAAGCGCCACTGCGACGCGAGTGCAGATGCGTTGATGCGTTTGTTGGAGCCCTCGACCATGACGGGCATGAGGCCCCACTCGATGGGTGTGCCGTTTTCCAGCAGGACGTATGCGCCAGACAGGCCGGGATCGATGCCGAGGATTCTCATAATTTCACCTCTTCTTGAATGCGAATGGCCAAGTCAAATCCATCTGGCTCTGGTGCGTCATCGCACACTTTCACACATCGATCACGAACCATAATTCCAAATCTCATGGCGTATGCATGCATCTGTTCTTTGGTGTACTTGGCATCGAGGATGTTGCCCGGATGTGGAAGTCTTGGTAGTTTCATTTCGTCCCCTTCAATTTAAAGTAATCACAGCGTTGCAGTTGGAATCTCAAAGGCATGATTGGCCTGCCTTTGTCAAATATCTTGATGCAGACTTTTCCGACATAGTTGTCGCACTCGAAACAAACGCGACGGTCGTCTTGTGGATCGATGTCACGCTCGTACATCTGCTCGGCGAGTTTGTAGGCCATGTCGTCGCACAGGCCCTCGCTTAGGAAGGTCTTGTATCTTCGGTCGAACCGAATGACGGCCTTTTCCAATTCCTCTTCAGTCATTCAATGATCACCGTAGAAGTTTCTTTGTGGATGCGCATGGTGCCGTTGCAGACTATGTTCCAGTCTTCTGATCCCGGCTCCTTCTCGCCGCGCGAAAGCACATTCATCGTGACGTTCTTGCACAGCCATTCTTTGCCTGTCTCGTCAAACACGCGCCAGACATGATCGACAGATCCTCGACCGGGCTGGCCACGCGACTTGTTGAATCGAATGCGGTACTTCACACCACCTCCACCTCGGGCTCTGGTGCGACTGTGACACCAAGGTTCATGTGAACGAAGCGCGTGGGCTCCATGCTCATGTTCTTGGTGAACGAATGCGGGAGCCACGAGTTCGTCAACAGCAACGTGCCGGGCTCAGGCGTGAACACAATTTGGCTGGTGGAGTTGCTGACGATCTTGTCGTTGGCTTCGGGCAGGTTGATCATCATCTTGGTCGGGCGCGGATCATGGATCAGCATTTGAGATCCACCCTTTGGCACATCGAGAAAGTAGAACGCGCTGATCTGTGAACCCATGTTGTGAACGTGGTACGTCATGTCGCTGAAAGCGTTGTGCTCTTGCGTCCACATCTCTGTGAAAAACGTCACCAGCTTGTCCATCGCATAGCCTTGGCTCTGAAGTATGTTCCATGCGGTTTGGGAAACATACTGGGCGAAATCTGCCACTCGTGGATCGTTTGCATAGGATGCAGTCATCACTGTCATTTGCCGCTCGGGATTCTTGTCGTAGGCTTCAGCAAGGTAATGCATCGACACATCGTTGACTGCCTCCAAAAACTCTGGCTTTTTGATCGCGTAGACCTTCGTCGGGAAGTAGGTTGCCTCTTGCAGTTGCTCCATCTTTTCTCTCCTGTGTTGATGGTTCGAGTCTAACACCAAGTTTGATTCCGACTCGAAAAAATTCGGGGTTCACCCCCGGTTTTTGACTCTTTAAATCCTTTCACCCAAAGACCCCCCCTACCCCATTGAAGGAGTAGAGAAGGAGAAGGTGCTTCACCCCACTTGCGTGGATCATCATGCTACGGATTGGATACCGTAAACCCCCGGCTTGATGATTCGACCAGCCGCACGGATTGTTCGGGAACTGCCCCCTAGACTTGCGTCATACCGTGTCGCGGTTTCCTTCCGAGCGGCCCCACTTGCGGCCCCTACTTTCGTGCGGAGTACGGCAGGCTCGGAAATGCAAAAAGGCTGTTTAGTCTGACCCCGTTGGAACCGCCCAACTCTTTTAGAGAAAGGCCACCCCATTCGGGGTCGGGATCAGGCTAAACAGCCTTTGTGTCTTGCATCGGGTTCCAAGCCTAGCAATGGTTCGGATTATAAGGTCAACCCGAAAAACCTTGTCAAGTACCTCTATAGAGTTTCGCGCACCCTCAAGTCCATGATTTTTTTTACCACCGCAAATACCCCATTTCGGAGGTGAAGGTCGTTTGCGTCCATGCCGACCTCGTCAGCCATCGTCCACGGCAGTCCCGTGCTTTGTGCGGCCTTCTCGCCCGTCTGCGACGCATCGTTGTCAGCGAAGATGTACCGCTTGCCGGGGATCTGGTCGGCCACCTGAACCATGTTCGATGCTGAAAACGTCACCACCACGCTGGCCTGAATGCCCACACTGCGCAGGGCGTGACGCACCGACAGCCCGGTGGCAAAACCCTCCACCAGCCAGCATTCGGGAAAGTCCCGAGTGCCCAAAAACAACACAGCGTTCTTGGCCCGCATCCCGGTGAGCATCTTCTTCTCGTACTTGCGCTCTTCCATGTTCCAGCGG